GTACTGCCACTGTCACCACCACCATTCTTAGATACAAGAGAATCAAATACTTTAATAACAGCATTTGAAGATACTACATCTTGTTTACCTAAGTTAGAAATAGAAGGTAAAGATTCCCCAGCAAGTAACTTAAGAGTAACTTCAGATGTAAGTACATCTAGCTTACTTTGTGCTATTGCTAGTGGTGTGTTATATAATCTTGTAAGTATTCTACCGTATTTCATAGGAATCCTTTTATAGTTCTCGTGATTATCATATAAATAAAGTAGCAAGTCAATAAATATTATCTACTTTAGTTACCAGTAGTATTAGGATTAGCTTCTACATTAGTTATCTGATTAGCCATATTACCTTGTGAACTAAGTAAGTGATCTAATCCAACTTCTTTTATTCTAGCTCTATCAGCAATAATATCTTCAAAGGTAGTATGTCTTTCATCTAACTTACTCTGTAGAGTACTCATACCATTCTGAACTTCAAGAAGATCAGCTTGAGTATCTTTAAGTTCATCAACACCATACCATCTTGGTAGTTGGTAAGTAGGAATTGCAGTATTAACCTTACTACTATATAACCTAGCTAACTCTTTAAAGTAAGAAGTTAAAGGGTCTAGTCCTAGTGGAATAGTATAGAAGTGATGTATATACTCTAATCTACTACGAAGTTCTATGCCTATAGCTCTTATAGAACTAAAGTCTAATCCAGAAGTATCTCCAGTTAGAGTATGATAAGGAACTCCTACAGCAGCAGCTATTCTATGTAGTTCACTCTTAATAAGTACTGGAAGGTTCGCACCTATATCTGTACTCTGATAGAAGTTAATCTTTTCGCCTTTATTAAGGTACTGAGTATTACCACCACTAGATTTAAATACTACTTTATCCTTTAAGTCCTTATCTTTAACTGTAACTGGACTACCAGTAGGAGTCATATTCAAAGGGTTAGTATTCTCTATAATCCATGCAATAGCTTGGGCAGCTTTCTGTTTAGCTATAGTTGCGTCATTTAGTTCATCAAGTTCGTATAGCGGAACAAGGATAGAAGCAAGATTAGGTATTCCCAACCACTGACCAGCATTTTCTCTAATAAACATATGCAAGAGTTCATTAGCTGGAACTTCGACTTGAGGAAAAGTGTTATTGATTTGATACCATTGTTGTTCATAAATTCCCTTTCTAAAATAATACATATTAGGTTTACTATCTATAAAAGTAATACCATTCCTTGTAATTTCGTCAGTAGTATTCTTTCCCATATAAAAAACATTATGAAGCTCACTAGGAATAGTCTGCAACTTCAAAGGTATTTTATTACTATTACCTGTTCTACGAATAACCATTCTAGTAAAGGCATTACCAGAAGCAAACATAGAATAGTGCCAAACACTTTGGGTATTATCTAAAGTACCGTACCCATCAAGATTAGGATTAGCTGCAAATTCATCCCATAGAGCTTGCATAACTTGATGACTCTTTCCTTTAGCATCTTTCCAATTAACTTGAATACTACCTAAGCTAGTTGCGTATCTTGTAATAGCAGTTTTAGCATAGCCATTATTTCTGATAGCATGATTAGAACGCATCTGTAAAGATAGAAGTTCTCTAGCTGCAAGTGAATCTGCTTCTCCAGTTAGTAAACCTCTTTGAGAAGATTTATAAGAAGTGCTTGCACCTTCATATGCTCTTTGTTCTACTGGTGCGTACACTGCACTACTGTAAGGGTCAACTGTTTCAGCCATTAGAATATATCCTTTCCAACTACCATTGGAATATGTGCGTTAGTACGAAAGACAGCAGTTGCAGGAGCATAACTATCTATGGTAATTATAAGTTCTTGTTGCAATATTTTAAGTTCGTCAAAAGTAACTTCTTGGTATTTAAGAAACCTTTGAAAGTCCCCAGAACCAATCCTTAACTCTGATATTCTTTTTCCACTTATTAAACTTTGTATTGCTGCATTAACTGTAATAAGTTGCAGTTGTGCTTCTTCTAATGGAAGTGCCATAGTAGTTCCTAGTTATATAAATAATTTTCAATAGCAACCCAGTTTTCATAAGAATAGTTTCTTATACCTATTGCATAAGCAGCATGTAGAGCGTTCTTCTCAGCATCAATAGCTTCTTTTCTCTTTCCTGCGATTAACTTATAAACTGATTTATTATACCCTGAATTAGCATCTACAAGTTTACGACAAGAGGTCATTTGTTCTTCATACATACCATAACTCTGTTCATTAAAGTAGTATATATTACTTCTAGCTTCTTTATTACTATTTAAAGCTACTCTATTGAGTATCTCATTGTGTGCTTTATGTGCGCCAAGTGGGAATACACTTACACCCATAGTTTCTGCTAGACTTCTTCTTAGTTGTTTATCTCTATCTATTTCTATGTTAGAGGGTTCTCTGTAGATTTCATCATCACTAAACCTAAGATCACGAACACCTTTAGTAGCATATACTTGTGGATTATGTTGTACCATTTCTAGTACCCACTTATAGACTAGTTCTGTATTATCTCCAGAATCTATAGAGATTGCTGCGATTCTAAGTGGCTTACCTGTAGCATGTTGTATCTCTGCTAGTACTGTCTTATCTGCCAACTCTTTCCATATATGACTATCTTGATTCTTGACATCTCCAAAGATTTCCATCCAAGATACTAACCAAGAGTTATTGTTTCTGCCCCAAGCTCTGATAGCTATAGCGAATCTATTATCCTGTACATCTATCCCAGCAGTAAGTACCAGACCTTCCATAGGAACTATATGTTCTGGATAGTTGCTTCTTAGTTGTTTCATGTCCTCTGCTTCCATTGCGGAACTACCAGAAGCATATGCCTTACCCATATTATTATTAGTAAAGGACTTCATCTTACCTTCATTACCTTTAGCTAATTCTAATTCTGCTAGGACTCTCTTCTTACTTAACTCTTTGTACTCGGAAGCTTGGAAGGAACTTAGTAACTCATTGAAAGCAAAGCCATATATCTCAGTTACTTCTGGTTTCTGTGGGTGCCAACCCTTATTACCAAACTTCATACCAGCTATTATGTTCTGTTTCTTATCATCAAAAGACCAAGATTGTTCGCACAAAGGACATAAGTAGTAAGCAGAATTAGGGTTCTTCTTACCATAAATTTCATCTATAAACCTATCTTGGTAATCATCTTCATATAGATTATTAAAGTTAAGTTCATGTAAACCCTCACAAAGGTGGCAATGAGCTTTGAATACCATCTGATTACTTTTCTTATAAGCATCTTCTACCTTGCTAAAGTCTTTATCTGTAGGAGTTCCGCCATAGATAAGTTTCTTTCTATTAGTAGGAATAGTCTTTTGTCGCTCTATAACAATATCAAGACTATCTCCTTGTCCATTAACATCAGCTTTTAAATCATCCGGCTCTTCAATAATAATTCTAGGGATAGAAGAAGATTTCATTTCCCCTACTGAACCAGCGGTAATTAACTTAAGAAAGCCATTAGGAAATTCAAAGTAGTTAAAACTCTCCTTAGCTACTCTTGTATTAATAATATCTCTAAGTACTTTAGTTCCTGTAAAGAAAGGTTTGATCTTTTCTCTACTATAGTTTCTAGCACTTGCTAGTCTAGGAAATGCCATAATAATCTTAGATGGGTCAGTATGTATCCACTTACCTAAAGCATTATTAGTAAGTTCAGACCAACCTATCTGAGCCGACTTAGTAGCAACGATAACTGGTATCTCTGGGTCATCTATACAATCATAGATAAACTCCATATAAGGAGTGAGGTTATTATTAAATTTACCTACTGTGGAAGATTCAACAGAAGTCATAATCCTAAACTTCTCTGCCCATGCCATAGTACCTATTCTTATAGGTGCTTTAAATATCTCTAGTAAGTTACCCAGAAACTTTCTTTCAGCTATATTCTTATTACTACATAAGGATACTTTCATTAGAAATCTCTATTATCAGAAGTAAAGTTTATTTCTATGTCAGTTAGATCAAGGTCTTTTTCTAACATTCTTTCAACAAACTTATCCCCATCTATGTCTGCGTTCTCTACTAGTTTGATACCTAAGTTATAAAGAGTTTCCATTCCTTCATCTATTGATGCCTGTACTTCTGGTATATCAGAAGCTAAAGATACTAGTATATTCTTTATAGCTTGTAAGAACGGTTCAGTTAGTTTAAAGACTTCATCTACTGCAAGATACTCTTGTCTTTCTATAGCTATTCTTAACCATAGCTGTGCTTCTTTAGCTATACCAAGTCTTATATCTTGTTTCATCTTAGCAGCTACAAGAGGAGGCATACCATCATTACCGTCATCTCCTTCTCCTACTGAACTAAAACTTCTTTTACCTTTATTCTCTGCTTTAATTCTATCTTGCTCTTCCTTAAATCTAAACTTCTCTTCTCTAAGCTTTATATCCTCTGCTAGTTTGGTCTTTCTAAGTTCCTGTTCATTAGCTTCTTTAGCTAACTTAAGATCAGCTCCTTTCTTAAAGTGAGCTATGTACATCTGTATACATTCTTTATAAGTAGCTTCAGTAAGATTTAAAGGTAATCTCCCTGCTTGGCATTCTTGGTAAACCAAACTGATATTAACCCCTAATATGCTTGCTAACACAATAGGACTTACTTTAGCATCCATATTTATTATAGGAACATTAGAATCTAACATATATTATTGATTTTATTGTCTAATTTAAAAGTGAAAAAAGTTGCGTATATTAGGTATTTAATGTACACTTTCTACAAGTGTATCATAACGATATAAAACCAACAAGAATTAACTTTGGTAATAATTATGGCAGATTTAGAGCTGAAAGATTTTGAAAAATGTCCTAATTTTAATAGGTATGAATTATCTGAAGAACAAATCATAACTATTGCTAAGAAAGCAGTTGAGTCAGCTAGGAACGACTTCTATAAGGAAGTTGGAGAAACTATAGTTACAAAGTTCTTTTGGTTAGTCGGTATATGTGCAGTAGGTATTTTTGCTTGGTTACAATCACATAATATAGTTAAATTGTAGGTTACTATGTCAGCATCTAAATTAAATCTACCTAGTATAGAAAAAGGTGCTACTTATAGACATACCTTATTCTGGAAAGATTCCGCTAATACTGCGATCAACCTTACTGGTTGTACTGCTAAGATGCAAGTACGAGATAATGTAGATGCAAGTATAATAAGAATAGAACTCAGCACTACTAATAATAGATTAACTATTACCCCTCTTCTTGGTAAGATTGATCTATATATATCAGACGAAGATTCAACTACCTTAATAGGTCTTGGCGGAGTATATGATTTGGAAGTTTACTTTGGTAATGGGGATACTACAAGGTTAATAGAAGGTAAGATTACTTTCAAACCAGAAGTGACTAGGTAATGGCTGATTCTATAATCATAACTACTAATACTCCTAGTACTATAGTTAGTAAAGACATTGCTTCCTCTACTGTTATTACTTCTGCTATACAAGGACCATCAGGAGCAGGATTACAAGAAGGTACTTTTAGTTCTGGTAGGTTTGTTATAACTAGTTTAGGTATTCAGACGTTAGATTCATTTCCATACACTTCTTTTGGGGCAGCTAAGTATATTGTATACGCTACTTCTGGGCTTAAAAGACAGATATGTGAGCTACTTCTTATACAAGATGGTACTAATGTACAACTTGTAGAATATGCTAATATGGTTACTAGTTCTTTATTAAGTAATTTCTCTGCTTCTATAGTTCAAGGCGTAATAAATATAATAATTGACCCTACAGAAGTAGGAGCTAGCTTTAAGTTTATTCGTACTCTAATCAAAGATTAACATTATTAGGATATTATTATGGCTTTAAAAAGATTTATAGGTGCTAATGGGATAGATGGTAATAATAAAACTATTACTAATGTTACTGACCCAGTAAACGCACAAGATGTTTCAACAAAGAACTTTAGCTCTAATGCTACTAACTTAACAAGTGGAACAGTCGCAGCTAGTGTTATGCCAGCTCTTACTGGAGATGCTACTTCATCTGCTGGTAATACTGCTCTAACTCTTGCAACAGTTAATAGTAATGTAGGTAGTTTCGGTTCTTCCACCTCTGTTCCGATAGTGACTGTTAATGCTAAGGGCTTAGTTACAGGAGTTACTACTGCAAGTATCTCTGGTGCTATTACTATTGCTGGTGATGCCGCAGGTACTGGTGTAACTGGAGGTACAACAACTGTAACTCTTGCTACTGTAAACGCAACTGTAGGTAGTTTTGGAAGTGCTTCTTCTGTACCTGCTATTACTGTCAATGCTAAAGGGTTAGTTACTGCTGTAACTGCTACTACAATTACTCCTTCGGCTATTGGTGCAGTTGCTACTACTGCTCTAGGTGCGAATTCTGGTGTTGCTACTCTTGATTCGGGCGGTAAAGTTCCCACAGGACAACTTCCCGATGTTATTCTTGGTGGTGTAAATTACCAAGGTACATGGAACGCAAGTACAAATACACCAACTATTACTTCCAGTGTAGGTTCTAAAGGTTTCTATTATAAAGTTAGTGTAAGTGGTAATACTTCCATAAACAGTAATGCTAATTGGACTGCTGGCGATTTAATTATCTACAATGGCACTGCTTGGGATAAGGTTGAAGGTGGCACTGCTGACGTAGTTAGTGTCGCAGGTAAAGTAGGAGTCGTCACTCTTGCTTCTGGAGATATTAGTGGGCTTGTCGCTTCTGCAACTACTGATACAACTAATGCCGCAAATATATCTTCAGGTACGCTTCCTGCTGGCAGACTTCCTGCTTTAACTGGTGATGTTACTACTACAGTCGGTACTGCTACAACTGCTTTAGCTGCTTCTGGTGTTACTGCTGGTACATATGGTACGGCTACACAACTTGTACCTTTTACCGTTGATGCTAAAGGTAGAGTTACTGTAGCTGGAACTCCTGTTACTATTGCTCCAGCATTTGCCAATATAGCTTCTAAGCCAACTACAGTAAGTGGTTATGGCATTACTGATGCTTTAAATACCACTTCAAACACTAATATACCATTAGCTTACGGTGATATAAGTTCTGTAACTCTGACCACATCAGCTACAACTGCTAACCAAGTTTTAAGTAGTGACTCTTCGACTGTTTATAGATCAGTTACTTACCAAGTTCAGACAACTTCTGCTACTGCATACCAGTCTTGTAGTATTAATGTTATCCATAATGGTACTACTGCTTATATTACAGAGTATGCTGATGTAACTACTAATGGATTCTTAGCTTCTTTCGATGCTGATATTTCAGGCGGTAATATAAGATTATTAACAACTCCAGTTAATGCTGCAACTACTTATAAGGTTATTAAAACTTTAATTGATGTATAATATAGATATTCAGAGCTAGTTACTTACTAGCTCTTTCTTTCTGCTATATGGGATAGTGAACTATGGCAACTCAAAAAAGATTTATAGCTAAGAATGGTATAGATAATAATAGTAATTCTATTATTAATGTAGCCAATCCTACTAATGCGCAAGATGCAGCCACCAAGAGTTATGTTGATAGCTTATCAGGTTCAAGCGGAACACAAAGAACAACCACAACAGTCATTCCCACAGTTGGACAAACAGTATTCACCATAGCTTACACAGTAGGCTTTATAGATGTTTTCTATAATGGTATTAAGCTGGTACTCGCAGATGACTTTGTTGCGACAAACGGTACAAGTGTCACTTTGACCGATGCAACTATATCGGGTGACGTTGTTGAGTTTGTTACTTACTTGAATGTTGCATTGGCTAATACTTATACACAAACACAAACCAATGCTTTATTTGCCCCCATTGCCAGTCCGACCTTGACAGGCACAACCACAGTAACAAACCTAGCTTACACAGGCACACTCACAGGCTCCACAGGCATACTTAATATTGGCTCAGGTCAGGTTTATAAAGATGCTTCCGGCAACGTGGGGATTGGGACAACAGCTCCAACAAATAAACTAACTGTTAATGGCGGTATAGACTTTAGCGGAAGTGCATTTAGTGGTTCAGGAACTGGAATATGGCAACAAGCTATCAATAAATTAGGATTTGTTACAGCAGGTTCTACTAGATTTATTATAGATGCTACAGGCAATGTAGGTATTGGGACGACTACACCTGCACAAAAACTATCAGTTGTGGGTGTTATAGAATCTACAACAGGAGGTGTTAAGTTTCCTGATAATACAGTACAAACAAGTGCTGCAACAGCGGTAACTTACGCAACAATGCTTAAATTTCAATAAGAGGACGACATGGCTGATTCTTTAAAAGTTTTCAAGAATGACAGTACCGCCATAGCGGTGGCAAGTGCAGTTACAATACCTATAGTTACTACCAATGCAACATCACAAGCGGTTGTTAAGGAGATTGCTGTGGCACTGGTAGATACATCACTTTTTACAGGTTTATATAAGTTTCCAGCTAAGTTGAAACTTGGAACTACCACTGTGGCATCTGCAACAACACTTGTTGGAGCTGCATTTTCAGGTTCTCAAATAGTGGATGTGTCCTCCGGTTTGGATTTGGAGGTAGGTGCTGAAACACAGCTTAAAAATTGGGGAACTATGTCCGCAATGGTTCCGCTCACTGACGGTACTTACTTATTCTCTTACGGCATTCCGAAGCTTCCTCTTGCCTCAACCAGTCTACCGACCAACGCAGGTACTTCCATTATTACCAATGCCACCAAGACAAAGGTGGCTGCCAACACTTTTATTACGGGTACATCAGGTTTCACCATCATTAAAAGCGGTGTTATGTATTACTGCAGTACCACTGGTACTACTCTTACAATCAGACGAGCAGATTTCACAGTTCTTACTACAGTTGCTTGGGGTGCAAATGTTCACTGGGCTTGTGTGGACGGCTTGTATATTTACGGTAAAAGCGATACGGCAGCAGCGGCACTGATACGAATCAACATTGACACGTTGGCAGTGACCACTCTTACATTAAACGCTAGCATAGCAGCTATGGGGGCATCTAATCCCGGATTTATGGATTCGTATTCGGGCTTTGTGTACTTAAGAGAAGCTGGTAATACCGCAAACATAGCAAAAATTGACCTGAGTACGGGTGCTGTGACTAGAGTTGGAGGAGCGACCACTTCAGCAGGAGAGCATATAGGAGGACTAATTACCGTAAATACCAGTGGAATCCCTTATCTAATTGAGTATGCCGATGCAAACTGGAATGTGTGGAAGATTACTGATTTTACCAACATAGGCTGGAGTGGGCAAGTTTGGGGTAATGATCCAAGCACCACAAATTCCAATACTTTGTTCAATGTTGCCAACGGTATAGTTCTTGTTTCCAATTCAACTTACAACACCAGTGCTTTGATAGATGTGAACGGTGCCGCTCCGACAATAACATTAGCCACAGCACTATTCAGCCCCAATCTTCATAATAGCACCTCTTATGCCTATATCTCATCACCTTTTAAGACAGCACCTGTAGATTTGCAACGTACCGCAACCTGTAACATTGTTGCTTCCGGTATCTCAGTAACTTAATACTCAAGGATAAATATGTTCTCTATAACAATTCCCTCTACTGGTATACCAAAGCAAATAGCTGTTGCAGGGTCAAACACAGCAGGTACTGTTCTATATACAGTACCAACCGGAAGAAAATTCATAGGTTCTTTTGCACCGCAGACAGCTAACTGTTATATAGTTATTAATGGTATAGTGTTGGTTTTATCTCAGTTAGGAACTTCCGGTAGTGTTACTGCGGCAATACCTGTTACTTTAGTTACAGGTACAGTAATAACCACTTTTGGAACTACAAGTGCTTGCGGTCTTTTCGGAGTAGAATCAGATGCTTAATTATTTATATACAAACGGTACTCTAACCATAACAAGAGAAGAAGATAGTTTTATAGTTATACTTCCTTATAATCCTGAAACACAAGAACCTTTCACTTCAGAAGAAGAAGCTATAGCTTACTCACAATCTACTAAGCTGTACTTTATTAATCCCAACCCTACTATAGTACCTAACCCTAGTGCTGCGGATAATAAAGCTAGAGCAAGGCAACTACTACTGGATACTGATTGGGTTACTTTACCTGATGTACTGAACACAAGTATCTTACCTTATCTTACTAATCAAGCGGCATACTTAGTTTACAGAGCTGCACTTAGAGTTATTGCGGTTGAACCTGTTGATGGAGTTATGGTATTTCCCACTAAACCAATATCAGAATGGGTTAAATAATGTCTAAGGCAAAGTATATAGCTATTACGGTAAACACTATCGGTGGCTTAAGTAATACCGGATTGGCTACCAGTTTAGGTTTGAAAGCAAACTTGGCAAGTCCGATATTCACAGGTACTGTAACATCACCAACCTTTGTGGGGAGCTTGACAGGCACTTCCACAGGATTGAGTGTCACTTTGGCTGTTGCCTCCGGTGGAACAGGTGTGACTACAAGTTCTGGAACTGGTAATAATGTATTAAGTACATCTCCAACACTTGTTACGCCTATTTTAGGAACACCTACAAGTGGTACATTAACAAACTGTACTTTTCCAACATTAAATCAAAATACTACTGGTTCTTCAGCTTCTTGTACAGGCAATGCAACAACTGCAACAACAGCAACAAACGTAGCTGGAGGTGTAGCAGGTTCAGTTCATTATCAAACTGCCGCAAGTACCACAGCAATGACCGCAGCATCTACTGTTGCAGGTCAAGTTCTTACAACTGTGACTGCTGGTGGTGCGCCAACTTGGGTATCTCCTGCTGGCGGTGGTGGCTCTTTACTCCGTCAAACTGTTTTCACAGCTTCAGGTACATGGACTAAAGGCGCAGGAACATCTAAAATTTTAGTTCAAGGTGTAGGTGGTGGCGGTGGGGGTGGTGGCGGTGCATATTTTTCTTCTGGTGCGGGCGCTGGTGGCTATGCAAGTAAATTCGTTAATGTTACTTCTATAAGCACCGTAAGCGTGACGATTGGCTCGGGTGGCGCTGGAGGTTCTGGCGCAGATGGAACTTCTGGCGGCACAACATCTTTTGGTTCGCATTTCACTTGTAATGGAGGTAATGGGGGTCAGTTTATTTCTGTGTACCCTACTGTTAAAGGCGGTTTAGGCGGTTCTGCCTCTGGCGGAGATGTAAATATAAGTGGTGGTTGCGGTGGTAGCGGAGTTAAAGGCGCTAGTCCCAATTTTACTTATTCAACCGGAGGTATTGGAGCATCTTCTTTTTATGGTGGCGGTGGTGCGGCTGCTCAATACGGCGGAGTCGCTGAAAACGGCTATGCGGCTGGTTCTGGCGGTGGCGGAACTGGCTATAATTCTGGAGGCGTTTATACGGGTGGAACTGGGGCTAATGGGATTGTTATTATTTTGGAGTTTGCATAATGATTAACAATTACGCAATTATTGAAAATAATATTGTGGTAAACGCAGTTGTGGCTGATGAAGTTTATGCAGAATCTCAAGGCTGGGTTTTGCTTACTAACGGAGCTGGTATTGATTGGAGTTATATAGATGGGGTATTTTACCCTCCTATTATTCCGCAACCTACGCCAGAAGAAATACAAGCACAAAATAAACAACAGGCTTCCACTTTATTATTGGAAACAGATTGGGTGGAACTTCCATCAGTAAGTGATGTTAATAACATTCCATATCTCTTAAATAAAGCAGAATTTATAGATTATCGTGTTGCTCTTAGAGTAATAGTTGTTAATCCGATAAATGCAGTATTTCCTGTTAAACCAACATCAGAATGGGCTAAATAATGTTCGGGATAGATGATGCAATAACTTCAGTAGCTAATCTAGCTTCTACAGTGGTGGAAAGGATATATCCCGATGCTACTATAGTAGAAAAAGCTAAACTAGACCGTATAGCTGCTGAGATAAGTAATGAGTTTAACCTTGTACTGGGACAACTGGAGATAAATAAAGTTGAAGCCGCCAGTTCCAGTATATTCATCGCAGGAGCAAGACCTGCGGCAATGTGGGTGGGAGTTATCACCTTATTCTACATAGGAATAGGTGGAAGTTTACTTAATTGGCTTGCTTTGTGCTTTAACCTACCACCTTTTCCTGTTATAATTAACTCTGCAAGTACAGATATACTTATGGGTTTATTAGGACTTGGCGGTTTAAGAACTTTTGACAAACTTAAAGGTATTGATACTAAGTCTATAACTAGAAGGTGAATATGTTAATTACTAAGGAACAACTGCATTTAATGATGCCAAGTGCTTCAGAAAAAAATGTATTAAAATTTATAAAGCCTTTAAATGAGGCAATGAAGGAGTTTAAAGTACAAACTTCACTTCAAATAGCTGCTTTTATCGCACAAATAACACATGAAAGCGGTTCTTTGCGTTATGTAGAAGAGATTGCTAGTGGCTCTAACTATGAGTTCCGTAAAGACTTGGGTAACTTAGAGTTTGAAGCACTACAAGCCGCACATGCTAATGGAAGTACTAGTGGGAAGTGGTTTAAGGGTTAATTGCTGGCTCTTATAAAATTTGGTGAAAACGGTGGATACCCTAAAGCTTTTATGTTATAGTGATTACTTATACAAATAACTGGAAGATATAACAATGGGCAATACCGTGCTAAGACCGATTAATGATATAGTCTTACAAGATCATTATGTAGATACAGAAGGATTTTTATATAGAAAATTACTTGGACGACCTAGGGATATGGGAAATACTTGTTATATGTTGTATGAAGAAAGTTGGTTTATTTTACTTAAACCTAGTAGATCAGGAAAGTATATGAACTATTTATCCCATAAAACAACAGAGACAAGTATAAGAGTACATAGAGCTGTATTAAGTACTTTTAAACCTACTCTAAATTGGGAAGAACTGCAAGTAAATCATATAGATAGAAATACTTTTAATAATCATATTGATAATTTAGAATGGGTTACTAATAGGGAAAATGCTTTACATAGATTTACAATAGCTAGACCTGATACCATCGAAAATATGTTTAAAGAATACACTGATAAGTGGAAGAATAGACATGCAAGAAGTGAGCAGTATAAAGTTAAAGCTATTGGCGGTACTCAAATTTATGATAAAGACCTTATAATAGAATTGTTATATAATACTAGACTTACATTACCTCAAATAGCTTTAGTAACTGGAACATCTGTAAGAGCTGTGCGTTACTGGCAAGAGAAAGAGAAAGTTAGTAGATATGGTTTATTAGATATTGTAGTGTTACTACAAGAAGATAGCCCAAATATAACAGTTAAAGAGTTAGCTATTAGAGCTAATACATTAGTAACTTCTATTCATGCTATATTAAGAAAGGTAAAGTGTAACGACTATCGAAAGGGTAAAACTGAGTAGAGTAGGGACTAAGTAGTTCCGAAGCGCCAAACAAACTATAGCTATAACTTAGTTTGAAGAGATAGTCTGATCTTTAGGGAAACTTAAAGAGGGTATATGGAAACGATATATCCGTAACATAAATGCGTGGTTTAATACAAATTACAGGTTACTACAACTACAAAGCTTGTGGAACTGCACTTAAAGTTGATCTTGTTACTAACCCAAAGTTACTAAGTGAGGAAGAATATGCTTGTAGGAGTGCTGCATGGTTTTGGTATAGTCGTAACCTTAATAGTTATGCTGATGTGGGTAAGTTTAGTAATATTACTAAGCTTATTAATGGCGGTTTTAACGGTAGTACGGAAAGGTTGGCTAACTATGCTAGATGCAAGAAAGTTTTGGGCTGTTAAACATGACTGATAAAGAATTTAAAGCTGTAAACCTAGAATACAACTATACTTTAGGATATATAAAACTACTTAAACTTAATGTAAAGACTCAAGAATCTAAAGCTATGAAACTACATTATGAAATAGATGGAGAACTACTTAATAGGTATAATACTAAGGCTAAAGAAGATAGATACTATAGTAGGTTACTTAATCTTTGCCATACAGGAAGATAGTATGGGGATTAGATGGGCTAGTATGGTATTTCCACCTATTAATTTGTGGACTGCGCCTTCTTTAACTGTTATTGAATACAAAGAGAAACATATCAATGGTAGACAACGCTATAGTTCTAAGGTTAAACCAAATCCACTCTATGAGCAGAGAAAAAGCAGTTAAGGTAGATAGTAAATGTAATAGAAGATGTAAGTTAGATAGTATGGCTACTTGTAGTGGTTGTGGTAGACATATAGATGAGATTGTAGAAGCTGGTACTAACTATAGAGGAAGATAATGACTAGATGTATGTTAAAGAAGTTCCTACTACTATTAGTTGTAGTAGTTGTATATGTATTTGTACTATTTGTATTTACTGTTTCAGTTGCAGGAGCTTCTACTTGTAGGAGTTCTAAGGTTAAACACCAGTTTGATATACTACAAGGGTATCCGCATGGTAGAAAAGGTTATGTTGTCGATCATATTTGCGCTTTGGCTCAGGGTGGTATTGATGCACCTACGAATATGCAGTATCAGACACTCACAGATAGTAAAGCCAAAGATAAGATAGAGAATACTAGGTTAGGTAGAGCTATCTACTGCACACCCTTTAACTCCACTCCTCTTAGGCAGGTTTATAATTGTAACTAGTTAATTGTTTCTTAGTGTAACAGGTAGCACCACTCTCTTTGACAGAGTTAGCACAGGTTCGAATCCTGTAGAAACCGCCACACAACCGCACAATCCTCCTTATCCCCTCCAATCCTCCAACCTCTTCCTAAATCCCCTCCAACCCACCTTAAATTCCCTCTAATTCCCTCTATATATCCCTCTAAA